TTTATAGACTTCTTCGTCTGGTAGGAAATTCTTCTGGAGATATTCTACATAATAATTGCTCAATTCTTCATTGTCTTCTATACCAATAATAGAAGGATCAAAATTCATATTTTCAATAATCTTGTGTTTTATGTGTTGTTGTTTCTTTTCTTTTTGTATCCTTCTTACAAAAGCATAGAAAACAATCTGTGTAAAATATCCAAATGGATTCTTATACTTTTCATGATCAAAATTATGTGCATACTGAATACAATTTTCAATACCATCTAATATCATTTCATCACGATATGTATAATTAATAAAATTCGGCCGATAGGAAAGATGTGTTGCAATCTTCAGAAAACACTCTCCTAGATACTCTGGGATTGGTGGTGATTCTTCTCCTTCATTCTCTGCTTCAATAAAACTTTCTCGCCAATCCTTTATAGCAGCATAAAATTCTTGGTTGTCAATATAGTGCTTTTTGCTCATATTACTCCGATGCAAATAAAAACATTGTATCATAGAAAAAAATAAATGTCAAGAAAAAAATATTGAAAAAAAAACTTGACATTTGCTTTTTGATCTTGTAGTATAGCAGTGTGAGAGGTTGATCAAGATATTTTAATTCTATGTATTTCATATTCAAAGTGTTCGCTATTATAAATATTGATTCTTTCTAGAAAATGATTCAATGTATAATTATTCCTTTTACCTGATGATAAGTCATCAGCAATATCATAGAGTGTAGCAAATGTTTTTTGTTCGTTCTTTCTTAATACTCTGCCTATTGATTGCAATGTACGAATTCTTGATTTACTAGGACTAGCAAAGATGATGTTATGAAGATTCTTGATGTTGATGCCTGTTGAAAATGTACCATATGATGCAACAATAATACAGTTTTCACTTTCTTCAGTCAGCCTTCTTGTTTCTTCTCTTATTTCAGTATCAGTTCCACCATAAATGTAATGAACAGGTCTATCAGTTGCATCTTTGATTTGACTATATAGTTGTTCTCCGTGCTTTTCTACAAACTGAAATAGAAGAAGTGTATTGTTTTTAAGCCGAAGTGCAAGGTCACAAATAAATTTATTTCTTTTGTTATGTGAAGTCAAAAAATCCATTTCTTCATGATATGACATTTTCTTGACAAGTTTTCTTTCTTCATCACTATAGGAAAGTGTTAGTGCTTGAATGTTCAAACTTGCAAGTGTTTTCTTTTCCATCAACTCTTTAGTAGAAACTACTTTTTTGACAGAACCAAAAAGACCTTCAAGTACAAGACGATGAGTTTGTGTACCATCAAGTGTTCCTGTTAGACCAAATCTGTATTTAGTCTGATGAAGTTTGTGCATAATGGATGAAAGAGATTTGGCCTTGAATAAATGACATTCATCACCAATCACTGCACCAAATGGATTAAAATAGTTGGTAGGAAATTTATAGACAGATTGCCATGTAGAAATGACAACAGGGTGTGTTATGTTACGGTCATGGCCAGAATAAATTTTTTGAATGTTTGATTCTTGCCATCCGTAGTCAACAAAGTCTGTAGCAAGTTGTTCAACCAAAGATGTAGTTGGAACAAGAATTAAAATTTTATCTTGACTTGTTTCTTCTAGTATGTTAAGATAAAATCTTACTAAGCAGTATATGATAAGTGATTTGCCTGAAGCAGTAGGACTGATAAGTAATGTCCTATTGTTTCTGATTGCGTGTGCCAAGGCATCAATTTGATAGTCACGAGCTTTGACGTTCTTTCCACCAGATTTAAGTTTAAGATATTTTGTGAATGATTCAACATCTTTTGTAGAAATGGAAACTGCATCATTTAATAATTCCTCTGAAAGTGTATATTCTATTTCTTGTTGTTGAAGGTATTCGGTAAGATATGAAAGAAGACCAACATATAATTCACCAGTCATAACATTGAAAAGTCTTATTTTACCATCCCATATTTTATTTCTGACAGCCGGCATGAATCTTGCACCTGGAACTTCAAAAGTAAAATATGCTGATATTTGTCTTGCTTCGGAAGGTTCGCAATTAACTTTTAAATATACTTCATTCTTTTTTTCAATTTCCATTTTTTTCTGGTAAATAATGTTCCACATTCATTTCATGAAGAACCAACTCTCCTCCTTTAGATTTATTGGTTCCTAGTCCAGCCTTTTCACCTTCATTTTCTTCTTCCAATTCTGAAAACTCGCCTTCTATTTGTTGTCCTTCCATTAGTTTATCAGATACTTTTTCTAATTCTCTGTGGGTATCTGCATCATATGCTATGAAAATGGCTTTTGGTTGATTTTCATTTTCCTGTTGTATCCAAAAATATATTTTATCATCTTCTTCATTTACCATGAATGAAATTAATCTGAATTTCTTTTCATTTGTTTTGAGAACTGGATATCCAAAAACAGAATCAAAATAAAAATAAGATCCTGCAATAAAAAATAGTGTTAATGGAATAATGTATACTAAATGTATACTTGCTCTTAATTCAATTATAAGATAAAGAAAGATGCTAAGTAGCACCAAACTTGAAATTATTAAATAAGTCATGGTCCGGTAAATATTCTTTGTTCTGAATTTGACATGATGCCAGTCTTTTTTCTTACAATATCTTTTGGTAGATAATTTAGTTTTAGTATATTACCAATGGAATCAATTGTAAATCTAACAAATGTTTCTTCCTGTGAGCGATAGTCAAAAAGTTTTGAGCCTTGATAAATTTGAATATAAGGATTTAATTTGATTACTTCTATACTAACATCAGTTTTAATATCTTCATCTCCGTTTGAATAATAAAATGCGTTGACAACATATTCTCCAGGCACTATTCCACGAATGTTTACCACTTCACGGTTTATATGTACAACTTTTCTAACACTATTTTCAAGATATGTGTCATTCCGATGTCCAAGGTCATCACGGTCAAGAAACATGTTTCCTTGTTGTGGAGTAGTGAATCCAACATGTCCTGTTGGACCATCTATCCATAAATCAATATCTTTGTTAGCCTTAGCATCCCAACTTAAAATAATCATGAATTCTGCTTTTTGTTCAACACCTTCATTCTTCACAGGGTCATTGATAAGAATAAAACTGATAATAAAAAGAAAAACAAAGCCAAGAATCAGATTGAACAATAAGTCAATGAATGCAAGATTACTATTGTATGTTCGTTTCATTTTTTGCAATTATGAGTTGGCACTTGATTAATACACTGGAAATCAATCCTACAAGTGTAGTTAAAAGTGCGGTTCCCATACCTTTTGCCATTAGCATCATGCTTTGTTGTAGTTTAACAGGATCATCAACAGTTAATTCTGAGAATGCAGCATATAGCATGAAAATGAATCCAACAACAGTTCCAATCATTCCTAGACTAATTACTACTTCTGATGTAAACCATTCTATTTCAAAGTCATGATTATTTTTGTAGTATTTGTAACCAATAATCAATGTAGTAAAAAATAGAATAGCAATAATTACAAAACTTAGTTTGGTGAAGTCATTTGCATATAAGAAATTTACAAAAGAAAAATACCAAGTCACTGCACCCGACAAAATCATCAGAATGAATATTAGCCACCATTTAAGAAACAGATTCATTTTATTCTCCTAGTTTAATCCCTCGCAGAATTTCTTCCAATCAATTGCATTTTTGATTTGGAATCCTCTATTATTTAGAGATTTCAAAATACCATCCAATTCTGCAACCATTGTCTTATAATATTCTACGGTATTTCTTGCTTTGTTCAATTCTTCATCTGCATCTAGATAAATGGATATATCTTGTTTTAAAATTTTGAGAGGAAAAGGTTTTTCATCTTTACCAGAATAATGCTCCCATTTCTTACGATAAAGCATTCTGTATTCTGTTTCTTTTTGTTTGAGAAGAAGATTGTAGTTAGAATGGAATTTTAGGTATTTGTGCTGAAGTTCGGGAATTTTTAAAGATTCTATATCTAGATTATCTTTATCAATTTTCATGTCTTTTTCTGCAATTTTTTGCAGTTCTTCCAAATTCATAATTTTTCACTCCTACATAATGTAAAACTATTTATAGTCTTCGTAATTCAATATCTGAAAATTTAAAATTTACAGTGGCCGAAAGAGAAATAGTATCTGATTGCTGAACATCATATTCTAATCCAGTGAGAGATGATGGATAAACATTTTTATATGTAATTTGCAATAATGGATTATTTTTATTTGTCAGAATAGTAAGCGTTGCTTCAGAGAATATATTTTGAGGGTCTTGTTCAGATTCAGCTGACATTGTTGCAAATTGTTCTCTACTCTTAGGAAATCCAATACCAGCAATCCAGTTATATATTTCTTCCCAATTTTCTAGTGATTCATTTACAAGAAATTTTACAACCAAATCTTCATATTCAAGAGTATCACCTGCATTGTAGAAAGTTTTAAACGGTGTATTGATTTCGGCCTCACCAGAAAGTGAAACTTGTGGAACATTTGCAGCCACAATAAAATATTCTACATTTGGAAGTCTTGCAATTTGAAAACGAAATTGTGTGGGAGATGCGTAGTCTATGTTGGAAGGAACACGATTAGCGGCAACT